ATGGCCGGTGATCGCGCGGTGCTGGCCGGGTCGGGACTCCCCTCGTCTAACAGGGGAGTCAGTGAATTCAGGAACGCCGATGGAACCCTGACGGTCGGCATTGACTGGTTCTCCGCTTCCATCGATCTTCGCGCAGCGCTGGACGAACTCGCGTTCCGTGATGGCGACAGCTTCGAAGAGGTCCGCCAGTGGATCGAGTTCTGCCCGGACAACGCCCGTATCGCGGCCTTGCAGGTGTTCTGCTGGTTCTTCGCTGGGCTGGGCCTTGAACTCGATGAAACCGTGGGCGGCGGTCGCTTCTACACGTGGCGAATCAAGATCATCGACGCGGCCAAGAAGTTCGTCGGCATGATCGAACTGGGTGGCGAAGATTGCCGCCGTGCCGATGGCACGTATACCGCTCGCATCGAGCTAACCGGTGATGGATGCAAGGCGATAGGCGCAGCGCGCTGCGGCCATGCGCAGCGGTGGCTGGAGCTTCGAGCGAAGCTCGAAAGCTGCGCCGGAAGGATCACCCGTGTCGACGTGTGCGCTGATGACCTGGTGGGCAACTACCCATTGCGTATGGCGCAGAAGTGGTACGCCAATGGCGACTTCGACAACCGTGGTCAGCGCCCCAAGGCGCAGCTGGTGGACGACTACGACAGCGGTGACGGCAAGACCTTCTATGTCGGCGGCAAGAAGTCGGAGAAGCAGCTGCGCGTCTACGAAAAGGGAAGGGAGCAGGGCGACAAGAGTTCGCCGTGGGTGCGCTACGAGGCGCAATTCCGCAACTCCAACCGCAAGGAATTGCCGCTCGACATTCTGCGTGATCCGGCTTCCTACCTGCTGGGTGCCTATCCGGTCCTTTCCTTTCTGCGCTGCGTTGCCACGCGCATCGAAATCACGAAAGCCGCTGTTGAAGCGACGTGGAAGAGCGTCCGCCGCCACATCCGTCGCCAGTACGGTGCGGCCCTCAATTTCATCGCCAAGAACTGCCCTGACGATCAGGCGTTGCGGGCGGTAATCGAATCCTGCACTTCGCCATCGCTGCCGAAGTGGGTCACAGGTGACACAGCAGCGCACTGGCCCGAAATCGCGGCCGTACAGCCAACCCAAAAGGGGTAACAGCATATGAGCATCAAGGTCACCGTCCTCAAGAACGAAATTGACGAACGCGGCGGCAGCTTCAAGAACGACGCTGGCGAGAACGTGGAATACACCACTCGCAAGCAGAAGGCCAAGCTGGAAACCGGTGGCTTTGCCTACCCGTTCGACGTGCGCCTGGACAAGGGTCAGCCGGGCTACCCCGAGGGCGAGTACGAGCTCGATGTTGAATCCATGTTGCAGGTCAACAAGGGCGTCGCCTCGCTGAGCAAGTTCACCGTCCTGCGCATGGTGCCCAAGGCTGCACCGCGCGCAACAGCGCAGGCCTAAGTCATGGCCGTGTGCGTGTCTCTGACGGCTGAGGGGACGCTCGTACCCACCGGGGAGCCTGCATCGCAGTGTGGTGGGTATGTGCTTGTGTCAGCAGCAGAGCACGCACAGGCCTCAATTCTCATCGATCTATTCCAGTGGCCGGAACCTGAGGTGGCGACTGGTTGGTTCTCGGGGGTGTTCACGTTGGTTCTTGCACTGAACGTGCTGGGCTACATCGTGGGTGCCGTCGTGAAGTCGGTCAGTACAGAACGGGATTGACCACCCCATCCAACGCGCATAACGCGCACAACCAAGGAGCAGTGCAATGGACTTCGGCGACATTCTGACCGGCCTCGCAGCCGCCAGCGCAGTCAGCGCAATCATCAGCGCAGGTGCCATCAAGGCGTCCCCGGGCTTTGCCCGCTGGGCGACCAACAAGGTCGCGACCTTCTTCCGCTGATCGCGGTCGAATCGTGACGGGGAGGGGCTGGGAAACCGGCCCCGATTCCTATGCAGACACAGCCCGATGACCTCAACACCGATGAATGCCAGGACGACTGGTGCCCTGAGTGTGGCGGTGATGACGTGATCGTGTTGGACGACGGCAGCCTGTGGTGTACGGAGTGCCGCACCGTCATCGACTACTAGGGGTAGGTGATGGATTTCAGTGGGGTGTTTCTCGGGCTGTCTGTCGCTCAGGCCGTCGCTGCAATCGTGGCGGCTGGGACACTGATGGCACTGCCGTGGTTTGGCCGGTGGTGTGTCGACAAGGTCGCCGGATTCTTTGAGGACCGCGAGGATCAGGACGCCGATGAGCATGCCGATGACGAGGCAGGCGAGGTGGAGGAGGCCGTGTGTGGTGACACCGGTCACGACTATGACGGCGGCGAATGCGTCTATTGCGGCGCGCCAGAAAGGGGAGATTGACGATGCTCGTATGCATGGTATTCGCATTCATCGGGGGATTGGCCGGGCACGCCGTCGCCCTGGCATTCAATGAGGCAAGCCAGTGATGCGCGCTCTTCTCGCAGTCCTACTGGCCCTCTGCTTCTATCTCCCCAGCTTTCGGGCTGCTGCTTACGACATTGGGCTAGCCATGCGGGACTGCCGTAACAGTGGGTCATGGGACGCGCTCAACTCCGCGAGGCAGTGCGTTGATATTGGGCCGCAGCCGGGGTCAAAAACACAATGCCTCGTAGGCCTTCTCGCCACAAACGGGCCGGGCTACTTGGGTCTATTCAGCTACACCTGCAAAGAAACTTGCGACAAACGCCCGGAGGAAACGGGATGGAAGGGCGGCGGAGGCAATGGTCTCGGTGCTGTCTGTCATGACGGCTGTGCTTACGAGGGCTCGGTTTATGCGGGCTCTCCGGTTGGCCGTCTTTTTCAGCCGACAGGGCAAACGTGCAGTACTGACGATCATCCCGCCCCTACAACGCCTGACCCGGGCGAGGGAGGCGGCGATGGCGGCGGAACCGGCCCTGGCGACGGCGGTGGCGACGGCGGTGGCGATGGTGGTGGTGACGGCGGCGGTGATGGCGGTGGTGGTACCGGCCCGGGCGGTGGCGATGGCGGTGGCGGAACTGGCCCGGGCGATGGCGACGGCGACTGCAAAGACCCTGCAGGCTGCGAAGGACCTGGCCCCGGTCCCGGCCCGGGCCCCGGACCCGGTGATGGTGGCGAAGGAGGCGAGGGCGGCGGGGCGGGGCCGACGACAGGGCGCCTCTACAAGAAGTCCGGCAAGACGGTGCAGAAGGTGTTGGCCGAGTTCAAGACCGCCATTGAGGGCGCGCCGATCCTGTCCAAGGTCAAGGGGTTCTTCGGCAATTGCACCGGCGCAGGCGGCTCCTGTCCCACCGCAACATGGGACGGCGGCCAGTACGTCGGCAAGTTCGACTTGACCAGCTTGTGCAGCGGGCCATTGCTGCAGCTTTTCCAGTACGCCGGATTTGTCTTCCTTGCGGGCATGGGCGTTGTTGCCCTGAGGTGGGCATTGCTATGAATCGGAAACATCTGATCGTGTTGGCTGCAGCGCTTCTTGTGTTGGCGCTGTCGGCATCATGGGCGTATGCCGAAGGTGTGAGCCCCATTGCTGCGATCACCGCATGGGCCAAAGAGCAGATCACGTCGCTGTGGGCGGACTTCTCCGATTTCATGACGGACCTGCAAACGGACTTCATCGAGCTTGTGCTGTCGTTCGTAAAGGCGATTGTGTACCTGATCCCGGCACCGGACTTCCTTACGCAAATCAGCTTCTGCGCGATGCTCAATGCGGCCGGGCCATGGACCGCCTTCATAGTCGGGCAGCTGCGTGTCGGAGAGGCAATCGCGCTGCTGACCGCCGCCCTCATCTTCCGCCTTGTGCGGGTGTTCCTGACCGTATTCCAGTGGACGTAACGAAATGATCTTCGGCCATGAAGGGTTGCCGCGCAGCGGCAAGAGCTACGAGGCAGTGCTCCACCACATCCTGCCCGCGTTGCGCGCTAAGCGCCACGTGTACGTGCGTCTTAACGGCGTAGGTGAGAGCCTGGACAAGATTGCGGCCCACCTTGGGATGCCTGAGGAAGAAGTGCGCGATCTTGTCCACGTGATGGGCGACAAGGAGGTGGTTGACTGGTGTGTATGCGACACGGACAACGACGGCGCTATCTCGTTCCCGCACATCGAGAAGCATGCTCTAGTCGTGATCGATGAGGCGCATGAGTACTGGCCCACGAACCGGGCCAATTTGCCGGAACGTACGGCCAACTTCTTCGCCAAGCACGGCCACATCAGCCTGGACATGGTGATCATTTCGCAGGACTGCAAAGACCTGCACCGGCTGATCATTCGCCGCATGGCGAAGAAGAACACGTATACCAAGCTCGATGCGCTGGGCTCCGATCAGCGCTATTCGGTGAGGTTCTACGCCGCCACCGGCACCGGCAAGTACGAGACGGTAGGCACCGAGGTTCGCAAGTACGATCCGGCCATATGGGAGCTTTACCACGGCGTGCAGCCGGGCATTGAGTCAAACGAGGTCTACAAGGGCAACACCCGCACCTTGTGGAAGACACTGCGGGGGCCCTCAATCGTGATGGGGCTTGCACTCGTTATCGGCGTTGTCATGTTCCTGCGATTCTTCTTCGCTGGTGGATCAACTGGAGAGGAAAGCAAGCTGAAAGAGGTTGTGAAGTCGCAGAAAGCTGCGATTCCGGCAATCGCGCAAGCGCCCGGCGCACAGCCGGCCACCGTGGTCACGAAGGTAGTGGACACCCCGAAGTCCAAGGAGAAAATGCCCGCAGGCGTGCAGTACATCCTCGACATGGCGGCCAATGCCAGGGCGCGACACGCTGGTTGGTACGGGCACCGGGATATCGTGGAGTTCCGAGCATCGGGGGGAGGGCAGGTGCTCGACAGATTCACTACGGAGCAGCTGTGGGCGCTGGGCTGGTCCGTAAAACGGACAGAGTTTGGTGTGCTGCTGTCAGCGAAAGGCCATGAGATCATCGCGACCACTTGGCCCGTTGATCCGTTCGGCGAACAGTCCGATTCAACTACCGAGCGCATAAGGGCTGCGGCGGGGTCGCCTGTGACGAGCGCGAGCGAGACACAGCCGACCACCGCCGCGGCGAACGGGAGCACCTTGATTGCAGTTGGAAAGCGCCCGCTGGGCACGTTCCCT